CCCCGGACTGAGGCTAGTGCCGCTTCTAAGTCTTCAATCCCATCTCCAAAGGAACCAGAACCCCCACCTCCTGCTCCAAAGATTGCCCCAAAAATACTAACAACTTGAGCAAGGACATGGACTAGAGGTTTAATTGCTGTTGTCAGAGCCTTCATTACTTTAATAAATGCCCCTTGAACTAGCTTGCCAATGGGTTTTAGTGCTTGTGTAAGGGGTTTAAATGCTTCAACCAAATCTGTTACAGAGCCAAGCATTGGCCCAATCAAGTCCAGCAGGGGGTCCACTAGCTTAAAGATTGCTCCAAAGAGTTTGTCCAGCCCTTCCTTTACCTTCTCATTGGACAGGACCAACTTAATTGCAGCTTCTTGGGGTGAACTAGAATTTACAATGTTCATCCCTCTGGAAGCATTGGGGCCACTTTGAGCAATGCCAGCAACCATTGCTTTGGATTCCCCAGACTGCTCTCCCTCTGGGGCATTCATCCCCAAAGCCCTCATCCCTGCTTCAATGGCTTTTGTAGAGTTGGACTTCTTAGCCTCTGCTTGCTGCTTTTTCTCTTCCTCCGTTTGCTTTACCTTAATCCCTAACAACTTCTCTTCCAGACCAAGGGCTTTCTGGAGGCTGTCCAGTTGTGCCCTCATCTCTGCTGTCATCCCCTCTGCATTGGCTAGGGCTAATTCCTCGACTGCTTGGCTTGCCTCATTCAATAACTTGTATTTCTCCGCAAATGAGAGGTTGCTGTCCATCTTGTCTTGGACTGTCTGGAGCAAAGATACTTGGGCATCCATAAAGGCTGTCCTGTTCTTTGCTTCCAATGTGGCCTTGGCCTCACTCACCATCTGCTTTTCGTAGGCATCCGTTATCGCTATCACCCCTTCCAGTTGTCCATAAAGGAGTTGGGCATGTTTCAAGGACTCCACCGTGTCCGCCTTCTTTGCCCCTGCAATCTGGCTTTCTAACTGTCTCCGGACTTCCAGTAACTGGACAAACCTGTCTTGAACGTCTTCCGTGTCTTCAAAAATGTTTTGTAGGACTTCCGCATTCTCTGCTAGCTGGGCTTGCATCAATGCAGGTTTGGAGAAATGTTCGGCTTGAATAGCCATTGCTTGGGCTATCACCTGTTGTGCTGCTAGTCTGTCAGCATCCAACCTTAATACATTTTCTGTCTCACCCTTCAAAGCCATCATGGACTCAATGACTTGCTTTTGTACGTCCTCATGCATTGCTTTGAATGCTTGCAAGTCTGGGATTAAACTTTTAATGCTGTCTGGGATTAAATAGTCCCCGTCCTTGTCCTTTTTTAGTTTACCCTTGCCTTCCCCTTCCCCGTCTTCTGCGGCCTCATCCAGCCCACTCTTGGTGCCATAATCAACATTAGCTTTGCCCGGTGTCTTGTTGCTTGCGTCAGAGGGGTTCATTCCCTTCATGAGAATGTTGTTTTTCCTCATCTCTGCAATGTGCTTTTGGAAGGTACTTAACAGGTCTGCTGTGGTGTCCGTTCCCACCGTGGGCATGATGGTGGAATCCTTCTCCGCTTGCCCGTGGGTCTTCATTAACTCCGCTAGACGTTCCCTTGCTCTTTCCAACTGGGTGTAAGCACTGGCATCTGTCATCATCCCCAGATTAAACCCGTCCCTTCCTCCAATCCCAATCCCTTCTAATCCCTTTTGTGCAGTGTCTTGAATTGCGGAAATAATCCCGTTTCCTAATTTCCCAAGGTTCTTTTCATCTGCTTTTATTTGGGCTTCCAATGCCGGGATAATCTCGTCCCGTAACTCCCGTATCTCTGAAACCTCTGTCTGCCCAAATGTGACTTTTACAATCTTGGCCCCTACTGCAAGGACCTTTTGGAACCCTCCAGAATTTACAAACCCTGTGATTGCGTTTACTGCATTGGCTATGATGTTGTAGAAGGCTGTCCCGGCCTTGATTAGCCCAACCCCCACCGTTTCCATAAAGTTGTATATGTCCTCATTGGTCAAGGACCGTATAAAGTCTGTGGCTTGGTTGAGGACTCTTTTAATAATCGGTTCTAAGGTTTTCCACACTTCCAGTAAACGGTCCTGCACCGCACTGGTAAGGTTGTCCATTGCCCCTTGGACATCGTCCACAATCTTCTTGTAAGCGTCAGCAGCATCACCAGCTTCTACAAACTTCTTAGCCATCCCATCAATTACGTCTGTGCCTTCCATGTAGCCTTCTATAATCGTCTGGGCTACACCCTTTGTTTCTGCTCCAAACATATTGGAGAGAATCCGGGACCGTTCTGTGGCACTTCCCACTTGCTTTAATGCTGTCGCTATCTTCTTAAATCGGGTGGGCATGTCATCGTCCTTGATACTATCAAAGGACACCCCCAGCCTTTCCATTTGCTCTTTAGCTATATTTGTGGGCTTTTCTAAACGTACTATTACCCCTCTTAGACGGGTTCCTGCCAACATTGCAGACTCGCCACGGTCTATTAGGTAACCAAGGGCACCCGTGACTTGAGCAAAGGACATCCCGGCCCCTGCTGCATCTTTAGCAACGTTCCGGAAAGCTACATCCAATTTTTCTAGATTTGCAGCACTCGACTGATAGGCACCAACAAGGGTGTTGGCAATTTCACGGGAGGAAATACGGAAGATGTTTTGCTGGTTCTTGACAATCCGGGCCACTTCATCAATGGGGGCACTCAATGCGGCACTTGCTTCTACCATCAACTGCAAATTTCCTGCGGTGTCCTCTGCATTCATCCCCAATGCAGAAAGGGCTTTTGCAGCTTCTGCGGCTTCCTGTGCTGTTATGTGGGTGGTTGCTCCAGTTTCCCTAATGGCCTTCCGCAAGACCATCATGTCCCCGGCTAAATCCTTTGAGGAACCGGAGATTATGCTTTTTAATTGTCCTATTGTCCTTTCGTAATCGGCACCAAACTGGACAAAAGACTTAGCGGCAAACCCAGCCATGAAGGTGCCCACCACTGTAGTTAGCCCACGGAACCCCCTCTTTAGGCTTCCCAATGAGCTTTCCATTGACTTAAACTTCTGGTCCATCTTGTCCAGTTGTTTGCCCATGTTCTGGAAACCCTTGCCCAATTGCTTGGTGGACTGGGTTGCCCCTTTCATGGACTTGTCAACGGAATCCTCAAAGTCCTCTATGGCATCTTCAGACTTATCTATTGCTTGGGGTAGTTCCTTTTCAAAACGCTTCTGGAGTTTGTCCAACTCCTTCAGCATTCGCTTAATATCTAACCCTAGTTCTAGTTGGGTGTCTGTTGCCATTTTATGCTGTCACGGATTTGTTAGAGCCAAGGAGTAGGAGGGAATCATTTTTGTTTTTTCTCCTTGGGTTTGTTTTTCCTCCGGTGTTCTAGAATCATGGTGTCTAGGTATAGGAGGTTTTCGTAGTTTCTAATTGAATTCATCCGGTATCTATTCAAAGCAACCTCAACAGCCTCTTCTCGTAGAAACCCCTCGTCAAACATCCGGTCCCGGCCCGTCATGTCCAAAAACTTCCAAACTCTAATCAACCTCTCATTATGAAAGGTTAGCTGGAACCCGGCACGGGGGCACACCTCACAAGGAGGGGGGACTCCATCTTCATCCCACACATTACCGTCATCTTGACAGCACCACCCCAGTAGACAGGGTGTCTCTGTATCCACTCCATGTTCCGGACTCTGTCCGGTAAAGAAAAAGTCCCCAGTCTGGGTTTTAATCCAATTCTCTAGTTTCCCTGTTCCCCTTCTGTAAACTCCGTGTACTCTGCCCACAATGCACTGTCTACCTGTTGGGCCAGTTTGGGGAGGTCTTCCACTATCAACTTTACATTCTCTTGGTTGTACTCCAACTCCTTCCCATTTACGGTAAAGGCTGGACTCCATCCGGTAACCAATGCCTCAAACCTCCGGAGGGCAAGAGCAGAAAAGTTAATAATTTTGTTGGGGTCTTCTTTCTTGTTGGAGGAGGTACGGTTGAAGGCTTCCGCAAGGGGTTTGCCGTCTGTCATCATCCGGAGTTGGATGGATTGAAATTCATCGTCTTCATGGGCTGTCGGAACCCTATAAGACCATTCTACCCCGTGAACTTGCTTCTTTATCTTGCCCGTAGAAACGGACATAAAACTTAAATCCATAGCCTCAAATGCCTTTAAATTGGAGATGCCCCTCTGCTTGCTTCGTTGTCGCTTCCTGCTCACAGATGGGCACCGTAAAACGTGGGATTAAAAAAGATTTAAACCCGTGTTAAAAATCAAGCAACAATCCACTCAAAACGTCCAGCATCATTGCTTGCCGTTCCAGCAGAAATCCGGAAGTCTACTTGCTGCTGAATTGCTCCAGCATTTTCCCCTCCGTCACTCACAACCATAAACACCTCTGGAACGTAGACAATAATCTTACGGGTTCCAAAAGGTATCTCCATTGCCAAGGAACGCAACTGGTCCTTCTTGGCTGTCTCAAATAATCGGGCTGTCTTTGGCCTCAAGTTCAACGTGGTGGACAACTCAATGGTTGGGCTGTCAATCTCGTACTCTGCCCCACCATAAAGGCTTCCGTTCAACTCGTCTTCCGTAGGGGTGTTAATGTTCTTATTCATGGAAATGGACATTTCCCGTGTCAAGAACTTCATGCCCGGAACCATGAGGGTAGCCCGTGGCTCATTTGCTGGCCCCAAGTAAATGGAAGCCTCTGTGGGTGCAAAAGGTTTCTGGCTGGAATAGGTCCCGGCTGGAAGGGTTGGCTTTAGAACGTCCCCCGGATTCACAGCATTTACTACGTCTGCAACAATCTCGTTGTCATTGGCCCCATAGCTGGTAACCGTAATGGTTTCAATGAATGTTCCGGAGGTCCCGTCATAAACATCGAACCGTGCCCCCGGTGAGCAGAGATAAGACGCAACAGCATCTAGGATAAGAGTAGAACCTACCCCCGTAGTTGCTGCTGGTTGGGTTGCCCCTAACTCACACTGGGAATTATGCAAAATCCTGTTGGACTGCATGGTGAATTCATAGGACAATAACTCTTGCTTTGAAACGGTTACGTTCATTTCTGAAACCACCATTCCTGCCGCTACTTGTTGCATCACATCAGTAATCTGGTGCCAAGCACACAAGGTGTTATCATGGTCTTCCCAAGTATAAGTAACGTCTGTTCCAGCATTTACCGTTTTCTTCCCAAAGAAATTTTCCAGTAAAATCCCCTCTACTGGGTCTGCCCCTGCTGTGGCCCCAAAACGTGGATGGAGGGTCATCTTAGGGTTAGCGTATCCAAAGCCAACCACTTGCTCCTGTTTGAGCAATAGCTGGTCTGTATACTCGTTAATTTCGGCTGTTTGCGTTTCTTGGGAGAAGTCTGACAACTCCACCGCAAGAAAGGCATCTGTTGAGGCTGGATAAACTGGGGTCCCTCCTACTGTCTCCGGAAGTATAAATAGCTTCCGGTTCCGGGACCGTTGGGTTTTACTGTTCATTGGCATGGTTGCACCCTACACAATAAAGGTTAAATTGGTAATCACAGGGACTTCCCAGAAGTCTCCCGTGTCCGTGACAAATCCGGACCTTTGTTCCACTACATCCGTGTGGACACTACCTTCCAAGAACTCATCAAACTCTAGAGTTTGTAGTTCCAAGATTTCCCGGAGTTTTTGGACATGGCTATTGACTTCTGCCGTGCCCTGCATCCTCTTGGTGAGGAGGTTTGAGTAAAAAGCGTATTTGTATTCAATCACGGACTCTTCTGGTGGGAACTCGTCCCAAGAGCCTGTCAATTGAACCAAACTAGGCACCAAGATAGACTTGGTGTATTCGTACCCTGTGAGGATGGGGTTGCCTTCCTCGTCAAATTGCATTTGCCCCCGTGCATCTCTCTGGATGGTCTGGGCTGGGATGGTTTGCTTTAGATCATATGGGGCATTGAATTGGGACCAATTGATTAGGGTCCTCAATCCCCAAGCATCTGAGAACCAAGACATAAACCTTAGTTCCAAATCGTTTATATTCATTTAACTACCACATCATCCAGCACCGCAAACCGTGCCTTTGCGTTTTCTTTGGCCCGTCTAAAAAACCCTTTGTTCTGGCTAGAATGTCCTTCTTCCAGTCTTTGGGCGTATGGCAGATTATTGGATATGTATAGCTTCTCTTGATCCCCTAGCTTTGCTATTTCCTTCTGGTTTTCTTGTAGTTCATCCACGGAAACGGGTTGGTCCTTCTTTCCGCTTTTATTGTCCTTGTGGTAAGTCTCATTGAGGACCTTGTTTCTCTTTCCTGCGGACACCATCCAATTAGACCTAAATCTGCCCGTGTCTACTGGGGAACCCAGCATTACTTCCCGGAGTGCTTGCAGTGTCACAGCACGGACTTGGGACAGTTTCTTCTCTCTGTAGATTTCCCCAGCCTTCTTTAAATTGGATTTCCAGATTTTCTTATTGCCTACTGGCATCCCAACTCCCAGATTATCTGGTCTGCTCCTAGACTCGTTCCTAGTGCTTCCATGATTTGAAACTTTGTTCCTTGAACCTCCAACTCTGCACCTACCAAAGACTTTGGACTTACTCCGCTAATGGGCTGGATAAGGTAACGGGTCTGGACCGTTTGCCCCCAATCTGTTTCTCTGGCCTTTGCTGGTTTTTGAATTAGCGGCACTCTAGGAGGGGTCTGGGAGGAGTATGTGGACGTTTTGGTGTCCCAGTATAGCCCGGAAGACATCTTGCCCGTGGTGGGAGAATAAGCGCCTTCCTGCCGCAAATACAGAACCCCCTCCACTGTCACAGACACACCACCCAGCCCAGAAGGGCTAAATAGTTGGGATAATATCCCCTTGGTCTGTGCCGCTACACTAGCCACGGGACCAAGAAATCTGTCCGGTTCCCAAGTATGGTCTAACTAGGGCCTTTACTGTCTCCAGTTCACCTTGAGAAACCAACTTGGTTATTCTGCCCTTTTGCTTTTCCTTGAATTCCATTTGGACCAGCCCGTTTAGGACTCCAAGTTTTGTTTGGAAATTCTCTTCTTCCTGCCCCTGCTTGTAGAGGTAGACCAGCATCTGTAATTGAGCTTCTATAATCTGCTTTGGGATCTGGTTTGGGATAATCTTGGATTGGCTCAATGGCACCCCCTTTTCCACTCTGGGAAATTCCATTGGTTGCTCTTCAAACTGTCTTTCCCCAACCCAAGGCCCAAAAATGTCCACGGATCTAGCAGCAAAAATTAGCCACTGCTCTCTTTCCTCTGGCTGGAGCAATTGCCATGTGTTCCGGAAGTACACATCCCCAGCATAAAAACTATCTGCCTGTTCTCTTGTTGCGTAACTGTTGGCATCTGGGTGTCCACACTGAGCCTCTAACCGGATTGGGTCCAGTTTAGGGGGTGGTGGGGGTGGTGGGGCTTCCTCTTCTTCTGTTAAAGGAATAATGGTTGAGTTGAATTCATTTGGGTTATATTCCGCCATTTAGTCCTTTAAAAAATGGAGTAGAACGGACAACACAAAGAGGACAACAGCCAATCCAAATAGAACTATCTGGACATCTGTTAGGCCCTGTGGGGGGTCTAGGTCCCCTTCCGGGGGGATGTTTAATTCCCTCCGGATGGTTTCCTTTTCCTTGTCCTTCAAGACGTTTTGCCTGTCTCTTTCGGTGTGTCAGACTTCTTCCCTACGGGTTGCTCTGACTTCCTCACAGGCTTGGGGGAAGGTGGTGGGTCTGGTTCCTTCTGGGGAGAAGGAGCAGAAGGTTGACCAGTTGGCTCTACCACACCACCCCCTTGTTTTTCACGCATCATCCGGAATGCTGCGGCACCCATCAGACTGCACTTCTAAGACAAATCATGGGGATGTTCTTATTAGCAAACACTTGGGACCAGTTTGCTGCATTCCCCATTTCTGCATTGGTTGGAGATGTCCCAGTCATAGAAGCACCTGTCCATCGGAATCCATTTGGGTGGAAGCAATAACGCCTTCTCTGAATTAGGAAGTCTTCAGAGGATAGGCTGTCCCGGTCTGTCTCTGTGGCTTCTCGTCCATCAATGGAACCCACACCCATAGAGATTGCACCAGCACCAAAAATGTAGGTGTCAAAATTGGGTCCACCTGTTACCCCGTTATCATCCACGATTACCCTCAAGCCCATATAGGTGGGCACGTTCATTGTCTGGGTAGCTGGTTGGACAAACTGGATTAGGTTTAGCTTAACCATCTTTGCATAGACGGCACTGTGGACAATCATTGCAGACACCTTGGTGTAGGCATCACCCAACAGGTTTACGGCATCAATGAGCATGTCATTGTCCAAGGCTGTTCCAGACTCGTCCTTGGTGTGTGATGCCCGGATTACTCCGGTTGCTGGATTGAACAAGGCACCTAACAGGGAGGTTAAAATCTTTTGCTCATCCTCAACCCACCACTTTGCCACTAGGTCCCCTATTGCTCTCATTGGGTCAGCACCCGTCATGTAGTGAGCAAGAAAGGTTGAACCCCAAGAGGCACCACGATTCATTACTACGGCTGTCTGTTGCTCTGTGGTAATCTTGGAAATGGTTAAGGGTGTTCCGTCCTCAATAATCTGGCTGTCACCAGTAAGAGGCTGGAAAAAAGGCATTTGGAAGGTAGAACCACCCCCGTTAATTAGACCACCCAAGACGGGGGACTGTTGGATGATACCGGAGGAAATGAGGTTGGAGAGTTCAGTAGAACGTTGGAGGGTGTACTGGGTAAACACCTCCGGGACAATCATGTCCGTTAGACGTGTGGAAGCCATTTTGTTTCCTTGCGAGTTAGAATTTAAGGGAGTTGTTTAAAACTCCCACCCCGTAGGAAACGCTCCCGAATTTTGGAACCAGACCACCCCGTGGTCTAGTGTTGTGTTAAAATGCTATTAACATGGAATGCAAATACTATTCAAGTCTTGTTAATGCGTAGATACAAACCAGTAGATGAAAGGGGAAGCCACTAAGCCCCACCAGATTAAAGAGACTAACATCACTTCCTCTTAAAGAAGGTTGCAAAAGAACGAATTCCAAAGGATGCAGCAATAGCAATTCCCAATGCGGCCTTGTACCAATCCGGTAGCCCCTCCAGAATAACAAACCCTTCTTTTACATACGGCTGGAAAGCAGGAATAAATGCCCCAAGAAACGGTAAGGATAGAACAACTGTAAACCACTCATCCTTCCAACTAGAACCCTGTCCCCGTAATGCTTCCAAGTCCCAGTCCCCGTTTAATGTCGCTTGCTTCCGCATTACCTCTGCCTTGGCTTGCTCCATTATCACTTGGGAATTTACTTTTGCTTCCTGCTTCTTCTGGTGCCCCTCAAACCATTGGGTAGCCAAAGACACCAAGGGGGTTAGTAAAGCAATCATAGACACCCGTAGATTCCACAAGATTTGTCTGCCCCGGTCCAGTCATGGGAACCAGCCCAGATAATAAAAAGGAAGTAGCCATACCATAGAATTACCATCCTACAATCTCCGTTGCACGGTTAGGTCTTTCACTGCATTTCTGGGGAATTGGAGAATGAAACTTTATGCCTAAAACCTCCGTGGTCTTGCTACCACAATGGACACTTGTGGAACAACTCGACAAGAAAAGCAGGAGTAGACACAAGCCCAATAACCACATAACAATTACAACCAAGGCTAGGAACTTGTCGTTATTCACCACTTCACTTTCGCAGACCAAAATAAAGGGCTAAAACGGTCTTTCAACTTGGCCCCATTTTGGGCGGAATGTCTGGCATAAAATGACTTTTTACGGGCTTTCTGTTTCTTGCTGCTGGGCTTTTTCCCTGCTCCGCTTACCCCTTGCTGCCCAAACCTCACCAACTTGGTAGAACCATCCGCCTTTCTTGCAAGAACAGCATGGGACTTAGTCTTGTGGTTTGGTGTCCTCTTGGGCTTGTTGTAACCGCTGAATTTCTCGTTTCCCTTCTGGATCATCTGCACCTCCAAATAGAAAAAAGAACCCCATCATTGCTAACCCAATCATTGCCGCAACAATTACCAACTCTGGGGCTAAATCATTACGTCCTCTATGTCTCACTGCATCAACTCCACCCCGGCCTCCCTTGCCATTTTCATAGCTTCGTTGGGATTCTCACGGATTAACCTACCCTGCTCTGTGAGGTTGAACGTATCCCCAGCCATAAACGGGTTGGGTGTGTTGCTCCCCTTGCTGCTCCCCCTGCTTCCAACTCCGGTATTGGGCTGGAAAAAGAAAGGGCTGTTTTTGAATAATGTTTCAGCCCAATTCGTTGCCTCGACACTTAACCCTGTGGACTTCTCTACCAACCCCCCGTCTACCCAATCCATTTCTATCTTGGCACGGTGTAGGACATCGGAGAGGGCACCCTTTTGGAGTTGCCCCACCTGTTGCACTGCTTCCGTTATGTGCTTTTCTATCATCATCTGGGACATTTGCATGGACAACTGAGAGGCTAGGCTTTTGGCTTCATCAAGTTCTTTCTGGCTTTTGGACTGGGCTTCTGTCAACCGTTCCTTTAACAGCCTGTCCACTTCAGAGGCTGGGAGCATCTGCTTGTCCTTGGCTTCCTTGTGGGCTTTCATGGCCTTTTTTATTTCGGCTGGGTCAACCTCCTCCAGTTCTGCAAACCGGGCTTGGTAAGCCTCTAGTTGCTCCTTGAGTGCCTTGTTGTTGTTCCGGAATTCCCCTAGCTTGTTCTTCAACTCGTTCCGGTCCTGCTGGCCTTCCAAATCTAAGCGGAACCCGTCCCCGTCTTCATGATAATAATCATGTAAGGATTCTGGGACTTCTTCTAAATTGTTTATATATGTTTTCAGACTCATTTAAACGCCTTTTCAAATGGTGTTAAAATTTAATCAAGGTCCTCTATATTCCAGTCCACTCCAACTTCCCAGTTTTGGTGAACCCCATTTTTAAGCATCCTTGCACGGTATTTTCTAGAGGCTAGGATGTATTCATCCTCTCCCCCGTCAAAATAATGCATTCGGCTTTTGCCGTAGTGGAAAGAGAAATGGACATCTGACACTTTAGCCTGTGCCGTTACCCTCATGGGTTCATTCGTAAACGTAAAACGGGAAATGCTGGTGGAAGTTGCCGCATTAAAATGAAATGTCTTGGTTGCGTCATTCCAATTTGCCGCTTCCTCTGCACCGTTATGTCCTCTTTCTACGTTTATGTAATTAAACCCGTGGATTCTTCTTAATCGGTTCTGGTCTAATGCTCTTGCCAGTTCCAGCCTCTCCTCTAACCATCCATATAACTTTTCTTGCTTGTCCGGATTTGCGGAAAGCCAACTGTATAGCTCACTATCATAGCCTCTGTGTGCCCTTTTCAATACTGACTCAAACTCCTGCCATTCTGGGCTTGTTCTGTCATTGCCAAAAAGCAAAGTCTGTATTTTATCGTGTCTGCTGGTATTGTACGAAACCATATTGGTAGCCCATGCCCTTGCGGCCTTCTTTGCCTTCCCTGCTGTCACTGCTTCTGTTGAACCTGCCCCATTATGATACCCAACCTTGGGGTTGGTGCTGGCCCTGTGCTTTAATTCCATCAGTTTCATAAAAGCGGAACCATCAGAAGAAGCACTACCAGAAGCCTGTCTCATGATACTCCGGGCTATCCCTTCTGCTATTTTCAAATCCTCATCATCAAACTGGAGTTTCTTGGGGAGTTTCTTGTTGATCTTGGCAAGTGAGGCAACTACCTCGTCATTGCTGTCTGAACTAAAGACCTGTTTCCTGTTGTTGTACCGGACATTGTTAATGTCTGAATAATCGTGTGATACTTCTAAATTCTTGGTGCCGGGATTTACGGATACATGGGGCATGTATTCCGTTTTAAGTCCCTTTGCTGCTGCTGCTTGGTAAGGGAAATGTTTTTCCAAGGCTTGGTCCCAACTCTTCCCTTTCCGGATGGTTGCCGCAAACTCTGGAGAAAGGGAGTATTTGTCCACAATTTGGTCCCGTCTGGACATTAAGACCTCTTTAAACTCTGGAATCTGGGACTCTGGGAAGCCACTTGCCCGTAGGGTGTTCTCAATGTCCTTGTCCGTAATCCTAAATAATGGCTCTACCCCTTTGGCCTCATCCCATACGTTCTTCTTCAATCTCCCATCTATTGCCGCTTTAGACTCCGCATTCTTGGGACCTCTGAATGTCTGATATTCGGAAATTGCCCCCTTTTTGGTAAATGCCTTGGGTTCACCTTGTGCCCGGAATTGGAAAGAACCACCGGGGTCCACCATCACAATCTTCTTTGCTACTGGGTCATACCGTAGATTATCGTAGGTAAGCCCCACAAAGTCCCAATTCTTGGTCCAGACACTGGCATGAAACATCCCCATAAACTGGTCTTGGTGGAAGGTGGGGTCCAGAAACTGGTCCCTCGTCATATCAACCAAGTCTGTTCTGTAACGGGTCAAAATGGCTTCTTTCCCGTTAATCACTCCACGGGTGGGGGATAAGGTGGTCATCCCCATTTTTTCGTACATCATGGAAGCAGCAATTTCAGAGTTTATCCTGTCTGCTTTCATGAACTTTACATAGTATTCATTACCCAATTGGTCACGGAACACTCCCCCGTCATTGCTCCCCTTTGCGTTTTGTACCTTGGTCCAGTTTTCCCCAATGATGGTTTGCTTGGTGACAAAGGGGTCTGTTGAGGCTTGGGGGTCTGGGACTACTGGATTCTGGTTAGGGTTTAAAGTTGCTGCTGTTTCCGCTTCCTGTGCCGCTTTCTTCCGCTTTCTATATTCCCTTTTATATGCCGCTTGTTTGGCTTTTCTTTCCGCTTCCTCTGCATCTGTGAGGGTTTTCTTGGCGTTGGTGGATTTGATTTGCTGGGCCTTGGTTCCTGCTAGGTCCTTCTCCCAATTGGCCTTCCATGCCTTGGCACTGTCTAACACCTCTTGTGCTGCTTGGATCTTGGCATAGAGTAACCCCTTCTGCTTGGGACCAAAACTGGTCTTTGTCTTGTCCCAGTCCTGCCACTTTATGATTTCCTTTTGCTTTAGATCAATGACAGCATCAAAGGCTTTAGCCTTGGCTTCCTCACTGGTTGCCAACCGGATAACAGCCTTTAAATAAGCCCCTTGCTTCCCTTGCTCTGCTTTAATTTCCAGCAAGAAACTGTCCTTGATTTCACGGGCCTTTATCCACTCTGCCTTTGCTGATTCTAAGGTAATCTGATAAGCCTTGTATTCATCAATGTTTGCGTTTTGCTTGGCTACATCCTTGGGGTCCTTCCCTTTGCCGTAACGTAATTTCTTTAGGTCCGCCTTGTCTTTGTAAAACTTAATTTCCTCATCCCACCAGTCAATTGCCTGTGCTTTGGCCCATGCTGGCATTGGCTTGGATATGTCCCCCATTGGAAGAGCATTTATTTTTTTGTTTATCTCCTCAATAGCTTTGAATGATCTGATGAGGTTAGCGGTTGCTTCCTTGGCCTTTAAATAAACATCCTCCACCCCCAGCCTCTCTGCCTTGGCCTTGGCTTTGAGTTTCATGTCCTCCTTGGCCTTCAGTCCCCCCTTGGTGAGCAACACGGGCATGTCTTGCTTGGAGTTTTTGGCGTAAGAATCAAACCCGTCTTTAGCAAAGGTCCGTAGGGTGGAAATCTGGGTGGGCTTGGATACCGTGTTAATGAGGTCGATGAGGTTTTGGTACTCTCTCACAGACTCATCATAGTCTTTCTGGAATGAGGCTTTAGCTTTGGCCCTGTTTACTGCGGCTGTTGCTGCTTTTACGTCTACGTCTGCCCGGATGAAACGCATTTGGGCCACTGCTGAAAGGGTTTGAGGGGTTCCAAAATACCGTCCCCATACTTTCACAACTGGGTCCTCTTCCTCCTTCCCTATGGCACCCTTGCGGATTTCCTTTAATTCCTTTGCTGCCTCATATTCTGCTTTGGTAAGCCCTTTCTTCTTGCCCCCTACCTTCCCATACCATTCTTGGTCCTTGTTCTCGTTGTGGTACTTTAGGTTTTTCTTGGACTGTGCTGCTTGCTTGGCTAGTATTTTTTCAATCTCCAAGTCCTCCAGAAACTTCTTGGTTTTTCTGGTAGTCTGTGGTGCTGGCAAGAGGGTGTTGTTGTTGACACGGTCCCGGAGTTGGGAAAGGGTCAAGGGTTCCCCAAAGGCATTAACCATTTGGTAAAGACTAGCCCGTCCATTCCGCCAGATTTCTGCCTTCCCTACTCCAATCATTCCGTTTTGGGATGCCTTGGACTGTTTGGCAAACCATTGCTCCATGTCCTGCCCTGTCTCCATCTTCTTGGACACGGCAACAGGTCCAGAATTACTGGCCCGGATTTCCTCATTGATCTTTAGCCCCTTCTCCTTGGCCTTCCTGTCTAACTCTTCAATTCCTATCACTACGGGCACAATCACAGAACGGCACCGGAAGTGTCTGGGAGGTGCCCAAAAGGGGAGGGCATGGCCTTGGGGTTGGTACTGTGGGATGGTCCACTTTAAGCCATCGTATGCTCTGCACTGTTCGGTAGTTCTTTGGTCTAGGGTTCCAATAGACTGGACACCCTCTAAAATGTCCGTGTTGTCCTCATAGACACTTCTCCGGGCCTCATTGGTTACCTTGTGGACTGCTGTTCTTGTGATTGCTTCCGCTTCCCGTTTCGTTGCGGAAATAACACCCCCTTCAAAGTCCCCGTTTTTTGTCCTTTTCCCACGCACTCTTTGTATCATCTGCTGGGGTGTGTCTCCGGAAAGAATGCCCTTTCTAATCTCCTGCCCTATCCTTTGCTGGGTGTCCCTCTCCAACTTCTTCCACCATCCCGGTGTCCCGTCTTTCTTGTCGTAGTTGAACAGAGGTAAGCCTTCAATGTTGGTCCGGTTCACCAATGCCTTGAAAAGACTGGGAGGACTGGACACGGACACAAGGGGAATCTGGAGTGCCTTGTTAATCTCGTTTGCTGCTTGCTGGGCTTGGAGTTTGGCAAGGTCCACCAATGCGTCCCTAACCTCTTTCCCTGTCTGCTGGAAGTTGTTTTGGAGTGCCGTGTTATCTAGGAAGGACTTCTGGGCTAGTAACCGCTTCTGTTGGAAATCTGTAAGGCTGTTAAATTTTTGTAGCTTGGTTTCTACCTCCTGCTGGACGGCATTGACCAAGTCTTGGATGGGTCCTTGAACCAATCCCCTTTCTATACCGGATAAGGACACGGCATTAGCAAAGACTTCATCCCGGATTATTTCCGCAATGAGTGCCATGTCTTACTCTTCCTCGTCCTCTGCAATCCCAGCCAGTTCTACCTTGAGGGGTTGCGGTGGTTCTTCTGGTGGTTTCTTGGCATCTGTTCCCATCGTGTCAAGGTTGTCCCGTTCCTCCTCAAAGGTCCAACCATCTGGGTAGATTTCAAACCGCTTTCTAAGGTTAAAGGCTGTCATGGGACTAATGATGCCTTGCAATTCCGCATCATTGATTGCCCTAAGTGCATCTGGGTTAAACTCCTCATCCACAAAGTCCCGGTTTAGTTCTAGGGTAAACTCTGCTCCTGCCCCTCCTGCCCATTCCAAAAACCGTTCACTCATCTCGTACAATCCGCTTTCCGTATTCTGGACCAAGATGTTTAACAGGCTTGTCTCTGCTCCCATCCGTGTCCGGGCACTCTCTGCACTCTCCACTTGTCTCCGTGGTTGTACTAGCCTTGCCCCCAACATAACCGCTTGAAGGACTTTCTCATCCATTGCTTGCTTTAACTGGGAAAGCCCTTGCCCACTAAACTCCAGAAAACTTACCTTTGCATCTGGTGGTTCCAAGATAATGGGTGTGGAAGGTCCAAGGGTCTGGTCTGTCATGTCTTCCTTGCGGATGCCTGTGACCACTGGGGTGGGCACTCCCAGTGCGTGTAGCCCCTGCTCATAATCCGCACTGTTCCGGAATAGGGAAATAATGAGGTTGGATAGGTGGGTCATGGGAGGGTCTGAACAAGGCAAGCCCAGATGGTCCACGTTAAAGACAATAGCCGGGATTTTCTCTAGCTTCCCCCCTCTGCCTTTTGGTGCCGTTTCATTTACCAGAACCCACCCCCCTTTGTTGGCGTATCTTCTGGCAACATAACCCTCTTCCTCCATCGTCAGCACTAACCGGACATCCACTTCCGTTTTGCTATGCTCTGTGAATTCCCAGTCCTTTTCCCGTAATACTAAAACGGTGGGTTCCCCTATTGCGTTGGCTTGCCAGTGCATTAGGTCTTCCGCACGGTAAACGGACACATAGAAACGGTTAGCTTCCTGTGAGAAGTCCAACAGGGCACAAACTCTTCCTGTTATCAGTAACTCCCGGATTATCTGGGAACCTACCCCGTCCAAGTCCTCACCTAACAAGGTCATGGTGTCCCAGAACTCTTGGAGTGCATCGTTGCCTTGAAGGGTTGCCCCCTTCCTCACTACGTCCCCCACACGTCCCTCCACGGTACTAGCGAACAGCCCCAACAGGTTAGCCCGTTCCACATACTCCACCCAAGCACCATCCGCCATTCGGTGGGGCCTCAACAGGTAGCGGTTACGGTGAGCATTCTTCTTAACTGCTTCTTCTCCCAAGTAAAGGTCCCGGCATTTATTCCAGACAGGAAGGAATAAATCATACTGTGGGTGTGTCTGGTTCACTAGGTTAGCTGGGATTATATCCATTTTCAGACCGTGTTAAATGGTTGGACATTCTTTGTTAAAAGCATATGCAAAAAACTCTCAAATTCCCCCAATCCGAATTTGGTGGGCTTGCCCCTTGTGCTGGGTGAACTCCCAGACAGCATAACCTATTGCCGTGGTAACGTGTTGCTCCCGTTGGCTGTCATCTTCCACATAGCTGGAACCCTTCTTCAAATGGACCGTTTCCATTCCCTTAATGATGGTTTTGCACTTGGGATGAACCAACAGCCTTACCTCGTCCCTTGCATTCTTGCAGTAAGCGTTTACAAGGTTGTGCCTGTCCCTAACACCGGGATTGCTCCGGGGTGCCCGTATCGTAGGGAATCCAGACCTACGAATAATTTCGTAATCGTTCATCCTGCTCCGTGTGTCCTTGCTCCATCCTGCGGCATCTCCGCAAACAATGATGGGGTTGTCTATTCTGGAGTACCTTGCTTGAAATTCTGCAATAGCATCGTGGGTGTCTGCCCCATCTACAATAATCTCATCTAGAATGCAAAAGGTGTCTGTTCTCTGGTGGTACTGCATGACAGCAGAGGACATGGGCTTGTTGAGTGCCACGTTAAAGTCATGGGTCCAAATTACGGGAATTCCGGGTTGAAGTTCCACGTTATCGGACACATTGACAGCACGGGAAAAGCCGGAGTAAATTCTGGACTCGTCCAGTGCCACCCACTCACTAAGCACCATCCTACGGAAAACGGAATCCGAATAAGTCCGCTTGAGGGTGTCAAGATAAGTTTCCGGGAGGTTAGGGTTGTCTCCTGTTCTGGCATAAATAACGTCTTGGAACTCTGGGGCATAGTCCTCTACAAATCTCTTGTGCATCCATGTGGATGGGTCATCCAAGGTTGTGGTAAAGAGCAGTTGGTTTGGGTCCATCCGCTTGTCCCGTAATCTGGCATTCAAGAGGTCAATGGCTTCCGGTACCGTTTGCCAGCACTCATCCACCCAAGCAAACCCAATCTCCAGTCCAGAAAGCCTTTCGTAGTGTTCCAAGGACCGTAATAGAATCCGAACAACCCCGTTACGTCCCTGCAATAGAATGTCATTAGGCCCCTTGCTTCTGGGAATGCTGCTGGGATGTAAACGGCATCCTGCCATTTCTGCTGTCTTGTAAAATGCTCTAACCGTGGTGTCGTACAACTGGGAGTATGTGTTGCTGACTATCAGCCCATAGACTTCTTTAGGTGCTGTCTGGGCTTTCCGTAACGTCCATAGGGAACCAATCATGGTCTTCCCTGCTCCAACCCCTCCCCCAAGGAATATCTCCCGTTTCTGGCTCTTGAGGACTTCCAGTTGGTGAGGAAGGATTCTAAGTTCCGTTTCCATCAGTTAGTTGGGTGAGGTCTTCCAAAGTAGCCCCATCTGGCAGGACAATCTTTAAGGATGGGCTTTCTTGGGTGGGTAGGCTGTCCTTTAGTTCTTTGGCTAGTTCAATCTCTAGGGACTTGGGAAGGGGGCAACCGTGTTCCTCGTAGACTCTTGCGGTGTGTGCTGCTGTCCAGTTGTGCTGGTCCCGTAGGGCATTCACCTTTTTAATTACTTCAATTCGTTCTTCCCTGCTCAATCCATGTTCTGAAAAGTGTGCTTCATCCCTGTGGGCTGTCCACATCCGCATTGCCCCCATATCTGGGGGGAAATACTTGTTAACCCGTTTTACTTCATGTCTAACAACATCCCCGTTACCATCACGGACAGCCACCAATTCCTCGACCTGTTCTGTCCACCCGTGTGCCCGTTTGTAAAGGGCATTGTTAATTCCTTGCTTGGCCTTTCTTCTCCCTTCTAAAAGGATTTCTGAAATTTCTGGGTGCTTTTTCTTTAAAGT